GTTCTGTATGTGTAGTTCTTGTTTTTCGTATAGGATTATATCATCTTGACCGTATAGTTTCCTGTGTGATGGGTTATATATCTTTGTTGTATCAGATACTAATTGAGCTAAGTCCCCATCAGAAGAGTAAACAATTATATTTTCGGAACTATTTTGTGTGTATTCGGCAATACCGTCGTCCGCCTCACAGAATTCAAACTCACCTTGTCTAACATATAGTTCCTCGAGGTACTGTTGAATTCTTATTCTTTGTCTTGTGTAAGACTCTTTTTCTTTATCGGTTCTAATTCGTTGTCTTCTGTTTTCTTTGTAACGAGAATACATCCTTTTACGAGTGGCGGCACCATCTTCTCCGTCCCAAAAAACAACAATTTTGTCTAACTTATAAAGTTCAAATGATTTTCTTAAAGTATTAATGAAATGATATATACCACCAATGTGATCACCTTTATAGAAGTAATTTTTTACTCCATAAAATCCGATTGTAAGTAAGTTATCTCCGTCTACTAATAATACTGACATTTTTACCTTTTATAGGTTCAACAATTCTATACCTCCTCTTTGATATCGAAGTCACCTTCAATACCTAATTGGTCTTTCCAAAATTCTGCGTGTTCCTTTTTGTAACCCTCTAACGATTTCTTTTCTTCTGTAGAATCTTTCCCACTTAAGAAACCATGTGCAGTTACTATAATCCTACCATCTTCATAACCAAGACCATTTACGTGGTTCTTCATGATAGAAATCTTTGTTCTTGTTGCGAATTTTACCTTTCTCTTGTCCTTAACGGCAGAGATAGGGTTAGTACCCGCATTTTTCTGATTACCAAATCTAAATACAAGTGTAGAGTTTAACCATATTGATTCTCCACCCTTCGCTTTAATCTTTGGTTGACTAAATGGATTGTCAGGTAGTTCTACCCATGGTTGATTTACAATAACAAGTGTATTTGTAAATTCTGAATCCACTCTTCTTGAACCTGAAATTCTCTGATTTAAACCCATTCCGATTTTATCGGCTAACGTTGATGCGTTGTGTTGTTTACCACCTTTACCATCAAAAGTCATTTTACACGGTACCGAACCAACCGAATCCCACAAGAATAGTAAATCATATTCCAATTCACCTTTCTTCTGAGCGTCTATTAGTTCATTTATGTAATCAGTAATTTGTTCTATATATTGGAATTCGTTGTTGAATAGAAAGAATCCATCATATTCGATTTCTCCCGTTTCCTCATCAACCGTTTCTTCAATATCAAGACCCATTAGTTTTGCGTGTGGGAAATCCCATTTCTGTTCTGTAATAACAAAAACAGGGAGTACCCCTTTTTTCTGTGCATCAACTGCAGTCTTAACAAGTGCCGTTGTTTTACCCGTATCCGAATGTCCTAAAAACATATTAATATGTCCCATAGATGGTCCTGGTAATCCCGTCGCATCCAAAAATGCGTCCCCCAAATCAAAAAACCTATCAGACTTAAACTTAGCCTGTTTAGAGAACTTTGATTTAATACTTTTAAAATCTTTTTTCTTAATTGCCATATTGTTTTTTAAAATGGACCCACCCGTAGGGACCGACTAATCGGTTCTGTAGCTCCACCAGATGTTTCCATCAATAATTGTTTTGGGTGGGTCCGTGTTAATTAAAATGGTAGGTTGTCGTCTACTTTTGTTGTTGCTTGTGCATCTTCTACTTCAACCTTAGGTGTCATTGATGATCCACCAAATGTTTCCTCACCACCCATAGAAGAAATAAACTTCTTAGCGTCTTTGTCCCAAACAGGGTTTTCACCTGATGCAACTAATTGTAAGTATTCAAGAGGTTTTACCGAATAGACATCTCTCCAAGTTTGTGGATCGTTTGTCCATGCGTTTGACACTTCAGGATCACTATGTAAACCTGACTTATCTTCTTGAATAATTGAGTTGATAGTAGTGTATTCTCTACCATTGTTTGCCTTAGTTACGGCTAACGATAGTATTAAATCTCTACCTTCAACAACATCTGTAATATCACCTTTACTTCTAATGATAGGTATAATTTTATCTAAATTACCATCACCTTTGTAGTTGTGTTTGAATCTCCAAAATTTTGGACCATCTTGTTCGTTATCTCTATCGATAACTTTGACTATATAGAATTTTTTTGCTCTATAATTTCTTGCCAAGATTTTGTCATCCTCACTTCCTGTTGATAATAAACTTTGTCTTACCTCGTTTAACGGAGATACGTCACCATCTTGTGATGGATCATAAAGTTTTAACCATTTCCCATCTACTTGTACTTCATGGAATGCGATTTCTTGGAACGGACTTGTACCGTCAGTTGTTGGGAGAATTCTAATTCTCTTTTGTCCTGATTGTGTTCCTTTAGGAAGAATTGTAGTGAAGTACTTTTTAAGTCTTTCCTCACTGGAAATTCTGTTGCCGCCTGCGGCTGGTTGCGTGTTTTTCTCATACTGAGAAAGAATTGCGTCGATTGAACTCATAATTTTTAAATTTTAATTTATTAATGTTATATAAAAAAGATACACAAAAAAAGTCCAAGAGTCAACCCCTTGAACTTTATTAATTTTTTTATATGTAGTATTTTTTACTTAAGTGTCAGTAAATAAGATAGTTTGTTGATCTGAGCTAACATTTCGTCTTTAATATTAAGTAGATCTGTGTCTTTCGGATTTATTTCCATTTGTTGTAAACTACTCCTCACAGTCTTGATCATTCCAAGTACATCGACATCAGAAAGGTTTTGAATAGATATGTGTGTTTCTTCTTCCTCTAATTTAAATCTACCGTAGATACCCATCGCAATTTCGACAAAATTATCTATAAGACCATCTAACACATTATAAGTCTCTCCAAAAGATATGTGTTTTGCGTGACTCTTAGTTTGCCAATGTAGTACTTTAAGTTGTGATTGTACTTCAAGAAAGAATTTTACATTACCACTCAACCTCATTTTCATCAGGTTTTTCTTGGTTGAATGAATCTCTCATTTCTCCTGGGTTATAATCCGCCACATCTTGTTTGGTTATGACGTATTCATTTTTACCACTTGCTTTCATATCAAGTTGTTTCTGTGAGAAAAACTCAGAAGGGTTCTGATTAAATGGGTATGAATCCAACGACCTCATCTCAAGTCTTTCCTGAGGTGTAGGTTCTTTCATGTCCTCAACCTTAGATTCTAAACCATCTATTTTGGTTATTACATTATCCATTTGAGATAATTTACTCTCTAAATCATCTAATTTAGAAAAAAGGTCACCCATTTTACCCATAACTTGGTCATTATCACTTTTAGACGAATCTAAATCGTTTTTAATATTTTGAGTCATGTTAACAAGATCTGTAATATCCACCTCTTCAACGTCTGGTTCAATATCACCGTCCACTGGTTCCTCCGCAGGAATATCATCTACAGGGGCATCACCAACAGGTTCTTCCGCAGGAATGTCATCTACAGGTTCCTCTGCAGGAATATCATCTATAGGTTCTTCTTGTTCTTGTATTAAATTTTTACCGTACTTATTAATACTACGGTATCTCATTAATTCTTCGTGTAGTTGTTTTTCTAAATTCATCTTTTAATCTCTTAATAATTGTCTACCGTCTTCGGTAATATATTTTTTATTAATTCTTTCTACAAGACCATCTTTACTTTTAATAGTGTAACATTCACCAGTGTTCATGTCACAAACTTCTTGTTCCGTTCCTTCCTCATTGAGGTTCTTAACCGTCTTGTTTTTTAAAAAACCGTCAATTGCGGATCCTATTTTGATATTGCTCATAATATTCTTTTTATTATAAATATCAAGTTTTTACTAATTGTCCTCTTTATAGGATATTAAAATAAATAACGTCACCTTCTTGAAGTTTTAAATCCTTCATTAGTTGTTTAGATAGTGCAATTCCACTGTATAATGCACCATCACCAATATTCAATTTAGAACCCCCCTGATCTGCGGGTCCTGTTATTTGTCTTGTGGCTCCTCCAGAATTGTCTAACACGGATGAACTTTCAATGGTTTTTCTTCTACCATTTTTTGGATTAAAGAATTCTGTGGACGCAGAAGTAAGTAAATAATCTGACACTTGCGACGGTGTTGTATTGTTTTTCTTTGTCATGTATGGAGAATAAAAGTTCAATCTATAT